GTGGACGTTCGATGATGTATGTTGAAACAAAATCGTCAAGCGTTCCACATCCTGCCCCACCCTGTGGGATTGCCGTGCTCCAGACGTTCTCGTAGGTGTAGGTGTCCCCCAACATGTAGACGGTGCTGTACAAGGTGGCATAGATCGTGGTTGACTCAGAACTCCACGATCCAGTGGCCTGAGTGAAGCTATGGGTAGCCGGATTCGCATAGGTAGCCGGGTAGACATCCGGCGGATTGTCGTGATAGTAGACCGTCCCGTAGTGGACGAAATACTTGTTGTTCTCAGTCCAAACCCCGCTCTCCTCGTAGGAGTAGGTCGAATAGGCGGTGGCGTAGGTGAACTCGTAGACGGTAGTAGAAACGCCTTCGACCAGGGTAGACCAGACGGTAATCGTGGCGTTCTCGGCATGCCAGGAAGCCGTTTGAAACAGCGTAGCTGCACTGCCGCTATACGGATCGGGAACCGCAGTCGATTGTACGTTCTCCGTCCCAAACATCGAGACAGTGCTGTACGCCGTCACCGTCCCGCCGGAGAAAACCACGGTCAAGGTGCTCGAATAGGTGGCTTCGTTGAACGTCGAGAGAACGTAGGTGGTGGAATGCCCGAAGATGCTCACGTTATACGTGGCCAGAACGGTACCGTTAGCATTGTCGAAATACCAGTTTCCGCCACTCGTGGTATAGGTGGCAGGATTCAGAACCGCCGACGCCCACGTGTTGGTACCGAAGAGATCATAGATTGTAGCGTACAGACGGACTGTCCCATCCGACTGGAAAACCGCCGTCGGTTTCGCGAATCGGGCTCCCCCGGCGACATCGGTATAGACATCTGTTCCAATGCTGTTTGCAACAGTGGCGTAATGAGTAACGGTTCCGCTGTTCGCACCGGTGCTGTACTGAAAGGCGCCGGTGACTTCTTGTTCAAAGGTATAGGTCGAGGTAGCCGCAGAGGTTCCCGTTCCGAACGGAGTGTAGGTCGTTCCGTTGAAAATGAACGTAGTGGCATTGATCCAAGTCCCTTGTAGATTGAAATCGTAGTGGTAGGGATCGGCGATCCCCACTCGCCGAGTCCCCGCCCACTCGATGTCCACAACTTCGATAGGCCCCCCTTGAGGCCGCGGAAGCACCCCTTCGATGTTCCGCGGCCCCAGGTCGATGTTGTGATTCAGCGTGTTGCGTTCGAGAAGAGCCAGAATCGAATTAACCGCATTGTCCACATAGCTGGTGGTGGCATAGTGAGCACCGCGCTGAGGACGGGCCGCAACCGTGATCACAGCCCGATAAATACGGTACTCAATCCCACCAAGGCGGGGAACTCGCTCTTCCTGAAGCGAGTGAATCAATGCCCCCGCCGTCCCAAACTCGAAAGATCGCTCATCTCGGCTGATCTGCACCGTATCGAGTTCGGGTACAAGCGAGACGGTCGCGTATAGCTCTTCCCAAACGCTCATGGGCTAACACGGAAAGACGTTGAAAGTCCCGTACAGTCTTACAATCGCCTCAGGCGAAGTGCCTGAGTAGTAGCCTCGCATCGTCACCCGATGAACAAATGGCCCACCGGATTCAAGCGGCGCCTCGGAAGTCACCACCGCAGCGTTCGGCATTTCAACTTTCATCCGAAAGCCGGAAGTGACCACCTCGAAGTTAGACTTGGCCGTAACGTTTTGCTGAATCGTCTCAAGATCGGCCACGTCGTAGATCACGTACTCAAGCTCGGCACGAATGTTGCGGCGTCGCTCCCACGGGAACCGGGCCGGGCCACGGGTACCCAGATAGAGACGATCACCGGAGTTGTTCTCCACGATGAAGGCGTACCGCAGCACTTCCTGATTGATCACCTGATTGCCCAGGGAGCCGGTCACCGTAGCCAGATAGTACTCAAGAACGGGCCGCGAAGCAAGCGAAGGAACCGAAGACTGAGTTGCCATGATGCTCGTAGCAAACTTCAGCCCCGCCGTAATAGTCACTTCCTCGCCCGGCACCGCCTCGATCTGCATCGTGTCCACCACACCGTAGAGGAAGTCATGGCTATTGTCCGTCCCGACCGGACGGTAGACCTTCCGCAGGTATAGCGGGAACAGATCGTCAGCGGTACCAAAGTTGCCCACTACGGTTCCCCAGGAGCTCCCCCCGTAGGCCGGTGCCCAATCCGAAGGAGCAAAGGTCAGTGTGCCAACCGCAATGCTACCACCAAGCTTGGTACCGGTGAACGTGTAAGCCTGGAAAGCGCCCATGATGATCATCGCAAGCGCATCGGGATGGCCGAAAAGCTGGATGTCGCCAGCAGGGACGTTGTGCATGAATCGAAGGTCTTCTTTAGTAACGCCACGCCCCCAACGAATGGCATCCTCGCGCTCACGAAACGTCGGGCCAGGCGCAACACCAATCGACACAAACTCCAGGCCAGAGATGTCACTGTGCGAGGCTTGGTTCCAGCCAAGCGGGTGGTATCCGAGGATACCAAACCCTTCCCAGAACTCGCTCATATCAGCCTCTCAGAAACTCTACAACTCTCACTTGCTGTCTGTCCTGAACGAACGGAGAACTCGGCGCACATTCAAATTCCCACCGAGTCCCCATTGAAGTGTCGTAGTCGGGGCAGAAACGCACCGCAACACCATGCGCCAGGTAACTCCAGGTAGTACCGATTTGCTTTCCAGTTTCCTCCCAGGTAAGACCACCATCGTAGCTCCACCGAAAGGTGGTGTTGGACTCAGCCTCGACTACGTACAACCTGGGCCGGTCTCCGGTGTAAACCCCCGAATCCCAGTTGTTGTAAAACACAGTACCGTAGGGGGTCGGAGGATCAATCCCCACATCCCCCGATTTCCGCAGAAAACCAAGATCAATACGATCCTCGGCGATCCCCTGAAGAATAGACTTGATCTCCTCACCAATGCGTTCAATGTATTCGGGAAGCTCCCCCTCGTACTCTTCACCAATAGTCGTCACAGCCGAGTTGTAGACCGCGAGCAAACCGTTGAGGCGCTTTAGTGCTTCCGGGTAATCGCCGTCAGCAAGCGTCCCAACGGGGATTTTCCGCACTTGTGGAAAACCGCCCAACACCTCGTTGAGATAGCGATAGGCGGTGTGAATAGCCTGGGAAGCAAGAGACTCATCATCGTGCCAGAGTACGGTAAGCGCATCGGGCTTGATGTGATCCAGGATGTAGTCGAGATTACAGTACGGCATCGAAAACCTCGCTGTTCAAATCGTGAAACAGCGCCCCATTCAGCCACTTGCGCTCGAACTGCACGCGATCCTCGACCATCATCCGTTGCACCCATTTCTCTTTCGGGTCAAAAGATTGACCAACTTCGTGGCGAACAACCGCATAAGGCCAGTAAAGAATCCGCCACCCGAAATGTCGCGCACGGAGACAGAAGTCAGAATCGCTAAAAATGAAACGCAAAGTAGGATCAAGCAGTCCAATATCGTCAAAAACTTCTCTACGAATCGCAACAGCCGCAAAGGTCGCCCAAATGAGCCATTCCGGTTTCGTGCAGTGTTGACCCCGAATACCACCTTTGTGAAGCCCATACAATAGCTGTCCGCACCCGCCGAAGAAGATCGTATTCGGATCGCTCATCAGCACCTGCTGCGGCGCCACGATTCCGGCTTCGGGGTGCTCCCGAAAAGCACGATCCAGTTCCTCAAGAATACCCGGCTCGATTGTGGTATCGTTGTTCAAAATGAATATCCATTCCCATTCGAGTGGCCGCACAAGTCGAATAAGACGATTGACGTTCGAAGTAAATCCGGTAGAGTTGGTACGAATGAACACTTTGTAGACATCGTTCGTGTCTGGAGCTTGAGGCACCTCTACATCGGAATCGATGGCCGTCCTGGGATAGTGCTCCAGGATAGAATCCACACAGCGAACCAGTTTATCACGATCTTTCTCAGCTTTTTCGTAGTGCGGAATTACAATCACTGCCTTCATCCTCAATCCTCCCAGTGAGAATCTTCTCCACAGCCTTGTAGATTTCGTCGTGCGGCAGTTTACGAATACATTCTGGCTCGATGTTCTTCAGTGCGTCGATCCGCCGCATCATGCTATCGAATTCCTGATTCACCCCCTCTACGGTGGTATTGAGCTCCTTTGCCGCCTGATCAATCGGCACTCCACGACGATGAAGGTCGAGCAACTTCCGCTCCCGCTGGCTCAAGTACTTCTCCGGATGGCCGATGATCAGAGGACAACCGCGCTCCAGAGAAAAGCAAGGAGAGCAGTTCGCAGTTGTCCGCACGGCGATCTCGTAGCGGTAGTACTTGTTCCGAGTCCAGGGTGGCACCGTGGTATAGGTTGTCACATGCCACACACCGAGAGCCTCGGCCACATGGCTGATTCCGCTATCGGCAGCTACAAGCACATCAGCATGCTTGACCAAAGCCGCAGAATGTCGCACTCGCTCCGCATCGGTCGTTCCCGGCACCTCGAATTCGATCTGTCCAGTGGGCCGCTCAAGTCTCCAGGCTCTCCCTGTCCAAACCAAAATCGTTCCGCCGAACTTCCGCAAGCGTTTGACAATCTTGTCCCAGCGGTAAATCGTTCGCGGCAGCGCCGAACTGTTGGGTTGCAACAGAATCAGTGGCCGAGGGAAGTCTTTCGTCAGCTTTCTGGCCCATTCGAGCTCGGAGTCCTTCAACACCAGAATTGGCCGTTTCCGCTCCGATGGGATCTCTTCCGGATCGATCTTCGCCCAGCCAAAGTAGATGTCAACCCAGTTGAAAAAGTTGGAATTCTGGGAATTCAGCCAATAGCGTTCGGGCGTCGTCGCCAAGTGCCGGTACATCGAGTTCGCCTCGACGCAGTACTTGAATTCGACCCAGTACTTGTACTTGGGCCGCATAGCGTCGAGTGCGTACCACCCGTGCCGATAGGGAATGCAGTCAATGCCAAAGAACCGGCGGGTTACCACGCCGTTTACGCCGGGAACACCATCCGCCAGGCCGGTAAGATTCTCGTTGATCGAATAGTCAACAATCAATCCCGTCCGCCGGTGGATCTCCACCGCAACCGGCATCAGCGTCAAGATGTCCCCAATCCCGCCGAACCTGCTGATGATCACCCGATGAATTTCGCCTCGTCCCTCGATCATTCGAGCATCTCCGGCTTAAAGTCTTTCCCTAAAATCGTCGCCAGTTTAGATAGAAACCTCAACTCCTGTTCCCTGGCCTGCGGGTGAATCACCCTCTGGCGCAGACGGTGACTTTCCAGGATCTTTTCCCAGCTACGGTCGTGAACAATCGTTGTTTTGTCAACCCACACCTGCTGTTGCGTCTGAATCTGCGGATACGTGTGCGCTTGTGTGGGCCAGATGATCAAATTCGGATTGTAACGCACCGACCGCCACAGCCGAGGGTGCCAATCGTCTCCGAGCAGGGCCTTGATGTTCCGACCATCCACGTAGTTCTCAAACTTGAACCACGCTACGGCCACATCCGGATCTACCACCAGATCGTAGACCACCGAGGCAAAATCTTTGCCGGGCTTCTCGTCGCAATCTACCATCAGTGTCCAGGGCTGCGAAATCAGCGTTGCCCCGTACTGACGGTCAAGATCGGCCAGACCCTTACGACGGGTCTCGATAATCATCGACGAAACCGGCAATTCCTCTCGACCAGCACCCTGGGAGATTACAACAGCTTCCTTGAGAAAGTCACCAAGCTCCTCTTTCCAGGTCTTGACAACCTCGCCATACGGCTCGCCAGCCACAATCAACAATCCAATCATGCTCTCCTCCCAAATTAGGGGAGCGGCCTTGAGACCGCCCCCCATCTTTGGCTATGCCTTGGTCTTGACGATGAAGCAGTAGGTACCCTTGTCTCGCAGGGCAGCGCCCACACCACCGATCAGATACCAGGCAAAGGCATCCACACGACCGAAATCCTGCTTCCAGTCGCGCTCCATCCGCACCTGGTAGGGGAGACCGAACGCCTGAGCCGCAACATGCGGCCCGAAGACAATGTTGACCCCGTTCGTCAGAGACTCTTCGGTCTCAATAAAACGGAACCCTCGATACTCCCCCAGATCCTGAGTACGGATACCAGGCCCACCGCCAGGCGCAGCATAGTGCTGATACTGCTTCCAGTCGGAGCTATTCTTCAGCGGACGCAGCGTCTGAGCATTGGCAATCCACCGGTAGTAGCCGTCGGGGAATTTCGGCACCTTGGCGGACTTCAACGCGTCGTACACCGCATCCACAAAGTCAGGATTCAGAGTAGCGTTCGCACTGGAAGCACGCGCCCAATCACCGGAGACCCGGAACAACGTGGCCGCAGAACCGCCAGCCATAGACCCAATGTAGCCGTGAGCGGTGTTGTAGAACACCCGGTAGCAGAGCTCATTCCAGGTAATACCAAAGTTGAGAGCGAGCTTCTGCTGCAAGTCCTCACGGAGCCGGACATTGGTGAAGTACTCCAGCGCATTCTCAACGGCCACACCGTTTCCGTACTCGTGGATCGTGATGGAAACGGAGTCGTATTCCATCGACTGGATGCTGATTTCGGTACCGGAGACAAGAGGAGTAGTACCCAGTGCTCCGATGTCGTTCACAATCGGAACAACAATCGTGTCACCGCGGCGCTTGCCCAACTCAACCCTGGTGTCCATAAATCGAGGGAACACCAGCAGATCGCGAGCCAGCGACAGAGACGTGGCCGCAATCTGAGTCAGAATCAGGCTGGAGCCGCTAAGGTTCGGATAAGTAACGCTTCGCTGGTACGGCATGGTTTATTTCCCACCCAGTTTCAATTCAGCCCCGAACACCGAGTCCATCACATTGGTGATGTCCGGAACTGCCACAGGCACACCGGGCGACGCACCGAGCCCCGGTGGAGTCGGTGGAACATTCGGTGCGGGTTCATTGCCCGTTTGCTGCGGCATTTGCGGCATTACACCAGGTTGCTGATCGGTGTTCTGGGGATTCACCTGCACACCAAACTTAGCGAGGAACTGCTGCTGTTTCTGGAGAGCTTCCTGAGCGAACTGCTCAATCTCGCTCTCCTCTTTCAGAGAGGCGAATTTCTCCTTGTCGATGAACAGCGGATCAACGTTGTACTTTTCACTGAACTCGCGAATTCGGTTCTGGAGCACAAGCTGCTGATACTGCTGCTCACGCTCCTGGAACGCTTTGCGAAGCTTTTCAGTTTCCTTCTCCTTCTCGTCGAGCTTCGCAAAGAACTCTTTGGCCTTCTGCGGCTGCTGAATCCACTCATCGGGGAGATACAGCGACAATTCCTTCAAAACAGCCGCAGCCTTCTTGAATCGTTCGTAATCCCCGTCCGTGAGAAGCTTGTAACCGGGCGGCACGTTGTAGGTCTGATTCATAACAAAGACCTCCTACGCAAGTTGGTTCACACTCCTCCGTACATTGATGGCCATGTAACCTTTGGCCGTGCGACAAGAATCGAGCTCCACGATCTCGCCCTTCGCAAGAGATCGATAGCCGGTACCAACAATGTGACTGTAATGCACAAAGTGATCCGGTAGATACCCACGCCGCTTCTCCGCCTCAGAAGGCGGATACCACACACGGGTACCTTCGTAGTGAGGATCTTCGACAGCGATGAATCCCCACCCCCTGTCAACCCAGAAAATCACCGTCCCAATCATTGCACCTGCTCCACGCTTTTCTTCGCTCCCGAACTTGGCTGCACTTGACCCTGGCTAACGCCAGGCTGAGATTGCACCATCCGCAGTGTGTCGAGATTGTCTTTGAGAAACTGAATTGCCTCCTGCCGCGTAAGCTCCGGATGTCGCTCCAGAATCATGTCCACGATACCCTTGACTCCCGTCTGCAACTCCAGCATCTCTTCCTGAAGCCGCAGCACACGGTCAAGGTCGGTCAGCATGTCGTCGAACTCGATGATGAATCTGTAATCCCCCAATGCTTCGCCGGTGTAGATCTCCCACATCCGCAGCGCCGACCGCGCCAGCCACTCCTCACCGTAGGAAAGAGCCGCCTTCTTCCGGATGAGGCTGATCTTGTCCGACAGAAAAGTCAGATCCACCGCGATCCCGGATCGCAAGTTGCCCAGATTCTCCAGAATCCCGCGGGAGATGTCCGAGATCCCAACGCTGTACCGCATGTTCTTCCGCATGCTTTCCAGAAATTCCATCGCCCCCGACAGGTCGAAATTCCAGACCAAGTATTCCACATCCCCATCGGGAGAATCGATCTCAATCGCCGAGTTGGGTTTCCGAATGAAGCCAGTAGGAGCCGCACAGTTGCGAAACTTGAGAATCGGCGAACTGTGATAGTGAAGAATCTGATACAGATCCGTCTGAATCTCGTCCAGCTTCAGTTGAAGCGCCTTCATATCTTTGAGATCCGACTCCCCAATAGGAGACATGGGGTCTCCGCCGTTGGAGAGCAAAACAATCGGGATCTCAGGCGTCGAGAACGGGTTCTTTCCGCCGGGAACCGGAGGCTCAAACCTCTCGTTGTACCATCGGAACCAGTACTGGTAGCCAATGTATTCGAGAATGTCAACGTTTTCGATGTCCCCCTTCTCGTTGATCACCGGCTCTTTCCCGCTGAAGATGATCCCCCACATTCGGCGGGGATCACGGGGATGAATAATCACCGAGGAAAGCGCCGGTTCCTCGATCTGAAATTCGATCATCCCGTAACGTCGCTTGTCTTCCTGAGATGCCTCCGGGTCGAAGGGCTCCCGCGTCCGCACATCGACGAAAAGAAGGCGGATCGGCGCAAAACCCGCGATGCTCACGATCATCCCCCAGATCAACTGCAACGAAGAGATGTGATTGTAGTCCAGGATCTTACGGTAAAGATCATTCGCCCGCGGATTGTCAAGAATTTCGCGTCGCGGGGGTTTCCCGTAAAGCATCGCTGCCACAGTGTAGACGGTCTGAGCACAGTGGTTTTCAATCACCAGATTGCTCATCCGCCTACTGTATTCGGTATCTGTCTCCCCCTCGTAGGGCTGAAGCATCGAAGCGTGATCTCCAACAAAGAGATTCCAGTACTCCTGAATCTCCAGGGAGCGCTCCGCCGTATTCGCAACAATAGCGTTGGCCGCCTTGAACGCTGCTTCTGGATTGTTGCCAACCTGTGCGAAATAGTCTGTCATAGCAAACTCAGAATTTGCCGTACCCTTCCGGGCTTGATCTGCGTTGCCAGCCAATTGAAGACCTCGGCGAAAAAGTAGTCATCCGTACCAAGCTTCGGAAACACGTACATCTTGTTGCCGAGCGCATCCTCACTTTCGGCTTTGATCGGAGTGCAAAGCTGCTCTACGTACTCTTCGTCTGTAATGTCTTCCTCAGCCAAAACCCGGCGTCCAGTCAGAAACTGTTCCATCACCTCGGCCATACAATCATTCCGGTTGTAGCTGATCATAAACGGGATCGACTCTGATCGCCTCCACAGGGCCGAGGCCGGAGATGTCTGAGCCCGCGCCGCAAAGACTTTCGTTGTGTGACCGGGCTCGCCCACCAACTCTCTTACCGCCACAGTTTCCGGCAAGTAATCGATCACAGCAACGGCCACATTGTAACGCTTGAAAATCGGTCGTAGATCCTGCGGCGTTTTAACAATTCCCCTGGCGATAGTCACTCGCTTGCCTGGTGGTTCAATTCGAGTGATCACATAGCACGTACCTCGTGCCTGGGAAACGTCAGCGCCGAGATACGTGTATTCGTGACAGAACTTTCGATGATGCAAACCGCGTCTCACCAGCATCTGAAGATCTTCGCGGCGAATCCTGGCCCCTTTTGGGGTATAGGGCAGTCCCAGATCACTGCGGTAGAACTCCGCCACCCGCTGGGGATCGTGATAATCCCGCCACATCTTGGCGAGACTGGCCCGCGGCCACATGATCTTGTTGAGTTGGTACCCTTCGATGTCCACCGACCTGTCTTCGGGTACCCACTCCCCGTAAGCCAGTCGGTCTACCGCCTTTCCACACTTGGGGCAAAACAGCGAAACCTGTCCACCGCGCTCCTGGACATACTTCCACCCGAAGCTAATGTCGATCCAGTTGGAACAGTGAGCACATGGGATCATCCACCGCCGTTTGTCACTGCGGTCGTATTCCGAGCTCACTCCAACGTCTGGGAGCGTCGGCGTCGAAATGATGTGGAAATAGGGGTCTTTCGCCGCGCCGAGTCGTTTTTCAAAGAGCGTCAGAGCTCCAGCGAACATCTCATCCACTTCGTCCAGAAACACAGACGAAGCGTCAACCGAGAGCATCTGCCCCCGCTCAGCCGCTCCAGTAAAGTAGATGATGTTATCATCGATCTGAAGCACCTCAGCCGAGGCAGACACCGCACCGCGGAACTTCTTTAGCCGGTCGGCCAGGTAAGGGTTGACGGCCAGAGCCGGACGAATTCGACCGCGGTAGAAGTTGCGCATGTACTTGTAGCGGTGAAATGCGTACAGCGCGTTTCCTCGTTTGTTACACGCAAGGAAGAAAAGCTTAGCAATCGTCATCTCAGAGGCGCCAATTTGGGCTGACTTCCGCAGCACCAGATGCGACGCCTTCGAGTACACGATTGGAATCAGAAAACGATGATCCTTGAAGCTGTACACATTCCCCCGCGCCTCACCGCTGGAGATGATCCAGTGACGGAGCAACCAGTTACCGAACGGCGACTCAATCAGCCGCTTTTTGTCCCGCTCTAAGATTTTCTCGCTGAGATCGGAGTGCGATTCTACGATTGGAATCGCATTCCGGCGCCAGCGGTTATAACACGTGCGACACATCCCGTGCGCATAGTGAGGCTTAGCACGGGTATGACATTCGCGGCACTCCTGGTAGTAAACCCACCCTTTCCCAGTCTTTTCTCTCCCCCACCAGGTCTTCTCAACCTTGACGCCCTTCTTCCAGTCCTTGAAGTAGTCAGGACGTACAATCTTGTTGTAGCACGACCAACAGTAACCGCGGCGAGAATTCTTCGTCTGAATCGGCTTGCCGCAGTTCTTGCACACGAGGCTCATCAAATTCTCTCTTCAAGGTTGATCTTTGGCTCCTCTCGCTTCTGTGGTTTCGTTGCCGCCCTTGACCACTTATCTATCTCTGACAGGATCTGGGCCGTTAGCTCCACCCAGAAGCGCAGTTCCTTCCTCACGTTGATGGCCGGATCACCTTCCTGCTCGGCCTCTTTTACAAAGCCTTCCAGCCTCGAAACATGGCTTAGAGCTCGCGCAAGAAGCGAGCCGCGGGCAGCGAGCCTCGCCTTATCCGCATCCGTGACCTCGACCTTAGCCTTGGCATTAGAGCGTTGTACAAACTTCTTGATTGCTTCCTGAGAAATTGTGGCAAGTCCTGCGTCAGTGCGAGCCTCGTTAATGATGTTGCTGATAGTAAAGAGATCAACACCCGCCGAGGCCAGCGATAGTACAACAGCTTCTTCATTTTTCGTTAATTCCAAGGTTCCTCCTGTACTCTTCCAACAAGGCGATGATCTGAAACGCCATTACCATGATAGCCTGCGTCTCCTCGAAGTACTGCAAGAGATAGAGGAAGAGATCCAGGGCCTCGGCGCTGGGCCTAAGTTTAGCCAGGATGTAGTCTGTGGTAGTCAGTGTTCTCTGCGTTCGCCGCAGATGTCGTTCCAACCGTGGCTTTAGTTCCCTGCTGACGCGCAGTGCCGTACCCAGCGCCTTGGCCCGCGCAAATGCTGCTTCAATTTTATCGTCTACGTCTCCGTCTTCTCGCTGCACGCCGTCTTCCCCTAAGTGCAAGCCTCTGGAATCGCGTTTTTCCATATTTACGTCGTCCGATCCACGCTGCCAACGCCCTGGGGTTCCTCACCCCGCGCCTGCGGAGCTTTGCTACCAACGCACGGAATCGCTTCCCCGATCCCAGCGGTGGTTTCCGTCTTCGTCTCGCCATCGCTGTTCCCAACGCTACCGGTAACTGCTGGCCTCACCACCGCCTGCGCTATTACCCCGTATTTGTCGCCGTACTCCCCTCTAACTTCGTCGCCAGCGAAGAAAGGCGATCCCCATAGCTCCCAACCTTCCGCAAGATGTCTGCTAACTTCCTGCGAAAGGCGCTCGTAAATGTAATCCGCAATGATCTTGTATTGCATCCCTCTTTCCTCCGTCCTTCGTTCCTTCTCTTCCTAATGTAACGATACAACCCGTAAATTGCAAGTGAAAAATTCCGGATTAGCCACAAAGTCAAGCACAGTGCGTAGTGAATCGCAATCGCTGTCCACCGCAGCAGTTCCCACGCAACAGTAGAAAAGAAAACGATGCCGAAGCTAATTGCGTAGAGATCTGCGACCCTTGTTGTCCTTCTTCTTGCCATGATCCACCTCCAAACCTTCCCATTCGCCACTCTTACTCATTTTCTCCACTTTCCCGCAAAGAAGGCACGTTCTGATGATGTGCACTCTCCACTTGTGAGAGCAACCACTCTGCTGCTGCAAAACCCGACCCCTTTTCACGTTTGCATTCCAGGCACCGAAAATGGTTCCGCCTGCCAACACAGCCGCAAGGACAGTGAACAACCGACTTCATATAGGGCACGATTGTTACGTTTTCCTTGGCGAACAACTGAAAAGCTGTTTTTCGAAGCCAAG